TAATCCATAATTGCATCTTTGTAGTCAATAAGTACTCGCTCACCTGTGCCGCCAGTATTGGCGTATGCACCAGTGTTCAAGCTAGTTAGTAAACCGGGAGTTGCGTCGACCATTTAATCACCTTAACCACATGCACTTTATAAGACTAGCTGCACCAGTGTGCGCCTCTAAAGCTATTGCCACATCTGTGCCAGCTGCTGCATATGTAGCTGCTGTACCGGAAAAATCCAATACTCCAGCTGCATCAACTACACCTAAATCGCCAATTGCTGCTGTGCCAGTAGCGTAAATGTTTAAAATTACACCGTGACCAGTTATAATGTTGGCTGGTCCACTAGCTGCGGCATCTGTTAAAGCTACACCACAGGTAATTACTGAAGCAGCTTGTGCTTGCAGTACTTGTCCTGAGGTTGTGCTAGCCTCCACCACGGTCCCACCTGTAATAGCGGCTTCCGCCACAAAGGGTAAGATACGTGCTGGTGCTCCTCCATCGTTTAGTAAAATTTCTGTTGCCATACTTATTCACCTCTATAATAGTCTTTGTTCAATTTTATTTTTCCATCGACCATTTCCATACCGAACTTTCTTTCGGTTGCGGGTACTTCACCTTCGTCAGCTGACTTACCTTTTCCGAAAGACCTTTCGACATCATTCGTGGGCTCTGGCATTGCTGCTAGAGCGTCACTAAATCCAGTCAATCTGGACTCGTCCCATGCAGAGAGTTCCTCTACACGCGCATCCTTCTTATCTTCTTCGATAGTACCGAACAAGACTTCGCGGGATATAATCGCATCTACTGCGGTAGCTTTTCGAACTTCTGCTTCCTTCTCGGCTCTCTCTTCCTCAGCTTTCTTGAAATCTGCTATTTCTTTCATAGCAGCTTCATACTGGGATTCGATTTCCTTTTTGGATGCAGACATTTCTTCAAGCTGTACTCGCAATGAAGCGAACTCGCGTTCGACAATGTTTTCTGCGTCGGACTTTACATTAGTTTCTACTTTATCTTCTGACATAGTTTTTACCTCTGTTTTTGCGTCTTCACATTTACATGCTCCATCGTGGCCACCACAACCACCGTCGTGGTCGTCTTCCGGTGCATGTAATTTACATTCCTTTTCGATAGTACATTCCTTACAGACTGGGTCCATTTTTTCATTGTCAATGAAACTTACCTCTGTAGGACGAATCTTAGTGGCGAATGTATCACCCATCACATCAATATCATTGGAAAACCAATCAATACTAACATGAGTCATGTCTCCGTCCTTGACTTTTTTCATTACCTCTTGACCACGGCCATATTTATTAGATATTGTTGCCAACATCTTCACTGCGGTCTTTCCATTATCCATCTTAATCAACTCAGGGCTCGTTGCCATGCCGATTAAATCCTCAGTTGTTCTTTGATGGTCTACATAAATAGGAAGCTCGTTAAAACTTTCTATATTATCTTTTAACATCCCCCCCTCTATATAAACTTTGTGTTGTTCTCCTTCTTCCTCATACTCATGAGGACCGGATGTAATAGCGATGACAGGGAATGATACAGAATCAACTCCCTCTTCACTATTATATATCATATCATCACCTTCACCTACTGAAAGTGCGAATGACCTGCGAGTAGGTTCTTTAGTTGTTTCCGCAAATTCCCGCTCAACGCCATTCTCTTGAGCCCACATGCTACACATGCCAGCTGCAATTTCTTCGGGGTTATCAAAACCTCTTTTCTTCAGTGTTGTCTTTACAGACATCATACATTTTTCAAATGTCATTTTCTATCACCTGTTGCGTTTGCGGAGGGCTTGTTGCCCCTATTTTGTGCTCTAGCGGATTCTTCTTTCTTATCTTTATTCTTTCCACCAGAAATGTTTGCATTCTTATCACTCTTTCCTTTTTCTAGAGGAGATGCCTTAACATCCTCAGAAGTTTCCATATCTAGTTCAACAACTCCTTCAGGGTCAAGACCACGCTCTTCTCTTACTTCACCGGGTGATAATACACCTTCAGACAAATAAATCATATCTGTCTTGGCTTTAGTGAATGCATCTTCAACATTAATTTGCCTAAACTTAAATTTAGCTTCACCACTTTCTAATTGTGGCATAAGCTGAGCATTAATTGCTCCTTCAACCATAGTCTGTAAATAACGAACATATGGTTCAAAAATAGGACGTGCTCTTTCAGGCTCCGTCCACATAGTCTTTGGAACCTTTAAAGCCATATGAATCTTATCAAGTATATCATCTGTGTATTTTCCATATTCAAAGGCTCTCTGTGTTCCTTGTAATTCTTTTATTATAATGTCGTTTCCGTGTATAATGTCTTCGCCGGGAGCTAATTTATTAAACGCCTCAACTATTTCGTTTATCTTATCAGGTCCATACGGCATATCAGGGAGACCAGCACTTACATCAAATCGACTGGATGCGTATTTATTAAGAGCTGCTCCTATATCTCTTTCAGCATAATCTTTTAAATCCACGAGATAAATAATGGGGTGTATATCAGATAATCCATAAGCAAAATCATCAAATTGATTATTCTTCAATTCAATAATCTCCTCTTCCTCAAACCTCACATTCTCTTTATCATCTCCTATTTTTTGATAGTAGTATTCTATTTGTCCGTGCTCATTCCTCTTAACAAACATGTTTTGGCTAGAACGTAAAACAAGATTATCTCCTGTCCATTCTAAATAGGCTGTACCAAAAATACGTGCATTTCTCAACCACCCGTAAAGAATATTTTCTATATTGATGTCTCTAAACATCTCTTCAAGTTCTTCACGCAGTTTGTCATCTTCTGTGACAATATCAAAATTGTCTTTAACAGCATAGAGACATGGTAAATCAATAAGGGTTCTAATTATGGGGTCAGATAAGTATATGTTCATATAGGCTCTATTTTTACCTATATGGGGTTCATAGTCCTTTTCCTGCTTTCCATAACCAAATCCGCGATTAATTTTCAAGCGCTTAATAACTCCCTCTCCAAAACTTCGGGGGTCGTCTTCCTTATACGGAGGATTGCTTCCAACGGAGGCAAACCTGCGTCTAACATTATCTATAAACGACATGGCTTTAAATAACTAATCACAATGAGTATATAAAGTTTTTGTTAGATTCCACGCAGTGGCTGCTTATTTAATGCCACTTTTCTACGTGTGGTCAACAATAATGGGCCGCCAGAATGAGTTTTCTGGTTTATATTGTGGTTTTTATTAATGGGAGAAGACACTATGCTTTTAGTAAAATTACCAGACATAGGGAGTATACTCAACGTCGCGTGAATAGCCATCGCTGAACTATCACAATAATCATCATGTTTACCAGTGGGCGCTGCAATCTTCTCTGTCTTATTAGCTACATCCATGGTATACTCCAAGTCTATATGTTCACGTGTCCATTTTTGAATCAACCTAGCTTCGTCTATTTTTAACCCTTCGGGGTTGGGTACTCTTACCTTTCCTTGTTGTATATACGATACAAAGTCCCTGTACATTTGAGTTTTAGTACCTTTAGGACCTCCCGTAAAAACGAAAGCAACGAAATGAACACCAACATTTAAACACGCCAACCGTAAATCATGTTCCACCGCCCCACCAATACCAGTACAATCCACAATGAGCCGATTAGCCCCAAGCTGAGTGGTAACATCCATAATACGTTTACGTTGGTATGGAATATCGTGTCCACCAGTTCTGGCATTGATTTCTTCAATGTATATAAGCCTTGCCAAATTACCGTCATCAGATTTTTCAAGGGTCCATGCACTAATGACAGTAGAATTAACAGATTTGCCAATGTCAACACCAACAGTAATGTTGCTTCCTCCCGTGAGTCCATCCCCATCCAATCGACTAAGTTCATAATTATCATAACACCCCTTTATTTTTTCTGGATTAAATACGTTCGATACCGACTCTACAAACTCACATTCGTATTCCGTCCTCCAGTAGATGGAATCTTCCCCCCATTCCGTCATCTTTTCTAACATGTCCTCTTCATTATAAGGAGCTGAATAAGCATCTCCTTTTTTCACTGCATCTCTCCATGTAAACACCATTCTTTCGAAGGTACTCACATACGCGTCATCATATAAATAACGGTACATGTGATTGTCCTTGGACTTTGGTGTACCTAAATTTATGAACGGGGCCCTATTTGAAACTATCGCTGGTTCTACGTTGTCTATAAATAGTTTATCGTCGATGAGAGGAGACTCATCAACTACTAAGAACGTAGGGTGTTGTCCGCGGATTGCTTGTCCTTGGTTACTTGGCGCCAACGGAGCCCTTCTCATTACTGTGCCCCCTTTAAGTGTTATATTGGGCTTATTATGAAATTTATAATTCTTCACTAAGCCATCTAAGAATGTATTGTCAGCAAAGTGTCTATACACATAATTAAATATAAGTGCTGCTTGGTCTTCAGTGGGAGCTAGAATAAAAACTAAATCCCTAAAACGATTAAAAAACATGTAGACAGTTACAGCTACCGAGAGAGCGAAAGATTTTCCACTACCTCGTGGAGCTAAGATGGCTAATTTGGTTTGCCTATCGTCATCTCTTAATAAGAGTGATTCTAATATTATATCTTCTTGGAGTGGCCTCAATCTAAGTGGGCGTTGTTTACCGTCGATGAGATATGCAGAACAGAAGGCACGTACCAATTTACGCATTTTCTCTTTATCTTGTCTACACTTCTTGAATATATTCTCTAATTTCCTTGAATCTAAACCACCCTTACCTGTCAATAGGGTCTTTAGGTGTGCTTGGTCCTTCATCATATGTTAAATCCTCCAAGAAAGCTCCGAAGCTTTCTGTGTTTTTCTCTACCTGTGTGGGCACTTCAATGTTCAGCGCTCGGAATTCAGTATGTATGTCACGAACGATTTGATTTCTTTGCTGCAAGAGCTTTGTTCGCGCGTTAACATCCCGAATACATATAAGAATTTCCTCCCACAAAATATCTTCAAGAGCAAGATTGCGCGCCAGAAGACGGACAAGCTCTTTATGACG